TTCCACTTGTTCCACTTGTTCCTGAAGAACCATCTGTTCCGCTAGTTCCTGAAGAACCATCTGTTCCACTTGTTCCACTTGTTCCTGAAGAACCATCTGTTCCGCTAGTTCCTGAAGAACCATCTGTTCCACTTGTTCCACTTGTTCCTGAAGAACCATCTGTTCCGCTAGTTCCTGAAGAACCATCTGTGCCACTTGTTCCGCTAGTTCCTGAAGAACCATCTGTGCCTGATGTACCACTTGAACCACTTGTTCCGCTAGTTCCTGAAGAACCATCTGTACCTGATGTTCCACTTGAGCCAGATGTTCCGTTAGTTCCTGAAGAACCATCTGTACCACTTGTTCCTGAAGAACCATCTGTACCACTTGAACCACTTGTTCCGCTAGTTCCTGAAGAACCACTATCACCACTTGAACCTGAACTTCCACTAGTTCCTGAAGAACCACTATCACCACTTGAACCTGAACTTCCACTAGTTCCTGAAGAACCACTATCACCACTTGAACCTGAACTTCCGCTAGTTCCTGAAGAACCATCTGTACCACTTGTTCCGCTAGTTCCTGAAGAACCATCTGTCCCACTTGTTCCGCTAGTTCCTGAAGAACCATCTGTACCACTTGTTCCGCTAGTTCCTGAAGAACCATCTATTCCACTTGTTCCACTTGTTCCTGAAGAACCGCTATCACCACTTGAACCTGAACTTCCACTTGAACCAGATGTTCCGCTAGTTCCTGAAGAACCACTATCTCCTGAAGAACCACTTGTTCCGCTAGTTCCTGAAGAACCACTATCACCACTTGAACCTGAACTTCCGCTAGTTCCTGAAGAACCATCTGTTCCACTTGTTCCGCTAGTTCCTGAAGAACCACTATCACCACTTGAACCTGAACTTCCACTTGAACCAGATGTTCCGCTAGTTCCTGAAGAACCGTCATTCCCTGAACTTCCGCTTGAGCCACTTGTTCCTGAAGAACCACTACTTCCACTTGAGCCACTTGTTCCTGAAGAACCACTTGAACCTGAACTTCCGCTAGTTCCTGAAGAACCACTATCACCACTTGAACCTGAACTTCCGCTAGTTCCTGAAGAACCGCTTGAACCTGATGTTCCGCTAGTTCCTGAAGAACCGTTTACCCCACTAATACCACTAGACCCTGATGTTCCGCTAGTTCCTGAAGAACCGTCATTCCCTGAACTTCCGCTTGAACCACTTGAACCTGAACTTCCACTTGAGCCAGATGTTCCTGAAGAACCACTATCACCACTTGAACCTGAACTTCCACTAGACCCTGATGTTCCGCTAGTTCCTGAAGAACCGTCATTCCCTGAACTTCCGCTTGAGCCACTTGTTCCTGAAGAACCACTAACACCACTAGACCCTGATGTTCCGCTAGTTCCTGAAGAACCGTCATTCCCTGAACTTCCACTTGAACCACTAGTTCCTGAAGAACCGTCATTCCCTGAACTTCCACTTGAACCTGAACTTCCACTTGAGCCAGATGTTCCGCTAGTTCCTGAAGAACCTGATGTTCCGCTAGTTCCTGAAGAACCGTCATTCCCTGAACTTCCGCTTGAGCCACTTGAACCTGAACTTCCACTTGAACCTGATGTTCCTGAAGAACCGTCATTCCCTGAACTTCCGCTTGAGCCACTTGTTCCTGAAGAACCACTATCACCACTTGAACCTGAACTTCCGCTAGTTCCTGAAGAACCACTATCTCCTGAAGAACCGCTTGAGCCTGATGTTCCGCTAGTCCCTGAAGAACCGCTATCTCCTGAAGAACCGCTTGAACCTGAACTTCCACTTGAGCCTGATGTTCCGCTAGTTCCTGAAGAACCGTCATTCCCTGAACTTCCGCTTGAACCACTTGAACCTGAACTTCCGCTTGAGCCAGATGTTCCTGAAGAACCGTCATTCCCTGAACTTCCGCTTGAGCCACTTGTTCCTGAAGAACCACTACTTCCGCTTGAACCTGATGTTCCGCTAGTTCCTGAAGAACCACTATCTCCTGAAGAACCGCTTGAGCCTGATGTTCCGCTAGTTCCTGAAGAACCGCTATCTCCTGAAGAACCGCTTGAACCTGAACTTCCGCTTGAACCTGATGTTCCACTAGTTCCTGAAGAACCGCTATCACCACTTGAACCTGAACTTCCACTTGAACCTGAAGAACCGCTATCACCTGAAGAACCACTACTACCGCTTGAACCTGATGTTCCGCTAGTTCCTGAAGAACCGTTCACCCCACTAATACCACTAGACCCTGATGTTCCGCTAGTTCCTGAAGAACCGTTATTTCCTGAACTTCCACTTGAACCTGAACTTCCGCTTGAGCCAGATGTTCCGCTAGTTCCTGAAGAACCACTACTACCACTTGTTCCGCTAGTTCCTGAACTTCCGTCATTCCCTGAACTTCCACTTGAACCTGATGTTCCGCTAGTTCCTGAAGAACCACTTGAGCCGGATGTCCCACTTGAACCTGAAGTTCCTGAACCACCCCCTGATGCGGTAATACCTGTAACAACTACCGTAGTACCATCACTATTATATAAATCTAATTGACTAGTTGCAGAAAAATAAGTTCCCCCTGTTAAACAACAATCTTCAGGAAATATTCTCCATCTAGCATTTGTTCTTGTAGTCCCTGATACACCTTCAATAGTTGAACCTGTCCACGCATTTATAAAATTTTGACCTGCAACACTATTATTTTTAACTTGGGTGTCATAAGGGTTAAATGTAACCGTACCTGTTGCACCTGTGGCTGCGTTCCATAGTGTTTCATAATTATCAATCTGATATTGATATGCAAATCCTGTTTCATTAACATAAGCAATCATACCAATTCTTCTTCTTCCTGATGAAAAATTATCCGAATTTAAATTAATGTATGATGGGTTAAATGGTGTCCCATTACCAATATATAAATTGATTGGTATTGTGTTTGCGGATAAAGTTTGTAACCCAATTCCCGAAAAGGTTAATGAAAGGTCACTAAGATTAGCAACTTCCATCCATCCACCAATACCAAGCACACTGTAATCTGTGCCTTGTACTGAATTTCTAGCGACAGTATAAGGACCTATTGAAAGTTGAGCATTTAATGGATTTTTATATGGAAACGGCATAAATCTTTTTTATTATAATTATTCGAAAATTAAGTTTTAGTCTCCCCTTTGAAATAAAAATTATTTGTTGATGGTGTAGATGGTGGTAATAAAGTCGATACGGAACAATATAATACACGGTAAACTCCCGCAGGAATTGCCGCCCCTGAAGTTACTGTAATGTCAGTAGTTGAAATTGTTGTTGCCGGAGTTAATAAAAGGTCAAAACTGCAAGGGTATGACATATATCCAACACCTATTGTCATATTGTTCATAACACCCCCAACACCTGATAAAGGTATCCACACAGAATAAAAATAATATTCGTTAGGGTTTATATTTAAAGTACTAATTGTAATAGTTTCAAATGTGTATTGGTTAATTGAACATCCATATCCGTCTGTATCTACACCAGGGGATTGTTTAATCAATCCATTAAATGATGTTACTGGTGTCATAAAATTACCATCAGAACCTAAAGTAAATCCTGAGTAAGAAATATACTTATCCATCATATAACTATAGTAAGGGTTTGTTGGGTCAGCCCATCCACCACTACTATACCCATACCAATCAACATTAGTATCTATAGTAACACCATCACTTAAGTAATACATATAACTACCTAATTTATACGCCGATGTTGATGAACCACCATTGTCTTGAGGTTCAGGGACCACATAAGCAAATATTGGGGGTACTGTTGGCGTAGGAGTTGGTGTTAAGGTTGATGTAGGTGTTGGGGTGTTAGTTGTGGTTGATGTAGGCGTTGGGGTGTTAGTTGGGGTAGGAGTATTTGTTGGTGTTTTTGTTGGTGTAGGTGTTACAGGTGTTGGTGTTACTGTTGGCGTAGGTGTTACAGGCGTTGGTGTTACTGTTGGTGTTTGTGTTGGTGTTGGTGTAGATGTTGCACAAGGGTTATATGTTGGAGTAGGAGTTGAAGTTGGGGTTGGTCTTGGAGTTTTACTTGGTTTAGGACAACCACAAGGATTTGTACAAGTTGCACTTGGTGTTGGGGTATTGGTTGGAGTATTGGTTGGCGTGGGGGTAACTGTTGGGGTTGGAGTCGGAACCTTACATGGGTCTAAAGTTGGGGTTGGAGTATTTGTTGGTGTTACCGTCGGTGTACTTGTCGGTGTATTTGTTGGCGTTGGTGTTGGTGTCGGTGTTGGTCTAGCAACAGATAAGAAGTTAGGACAGTCTGAATTAACCGATAAAATAGTGTAAGTCCCATAAATTTCTCTTGGGGGTATTAATAAGTCGGGTTCAAATAAAAAAGGTAATAATACATCACCTAAATTAATCGCATCCATACTGTTGTCAGGTTTAAATACGACATTAACAATTTGACCATCATAATTGGTACTAGATATTACAATTGTTTCGTTCATATATTAGTCTCACTTATTCTTAACGCACCATTAATTCCTGAAAAAATATTTTGACCACTAATAACCAATAAACCACCAAGTAATAACTCATACACAATTTGTTGTATACTTGATTTGTATGACGAACCTGCAGGATTTTGTAATGTATCTCCCGTAATAACAATGTGTGCAATGTCATCTGGCGATACTATCAGTGATTGGGGTCTTTTGGTCAGTCTTTGATAATTCGGCATCTTATTAGTCTATATGTATAAATATGAATATTTTTATAATTTGGTTTTTATTGGGTTTCAACTGTATAAATATTTGCATCCATAAAAATAAAAGATTCCCCATTTTGGTAATCACTAAGAGATGTGATTAAACCACAATAAATTATTCCAAACTTCTCACACCCCAAAAAATCAATAATTTTAACACCAACAGATGGTGCCGAATCAAATTGTGTAGGTAGTAACATTGATATTGCGGGTGGTACAGAAACGTTAACAGTTGCCAACAAAACACATTGATTACCATAGACATCACATACATATAAATTATACGGTAATGTAACTCCAAAAACTCCAGTAATCTCAATTTGCGTCATATTGAATAAATAGTTGGTGTTTACTTTAACTCTTTTATAAAACAAAAAATCCCCCAAAACTTCGGAGGATTTTATTTATATCTTTAGTTTTTTTGTTAGTTTAAATTCTTATGATAATATTGGTGTCTAACAAGGAACGAAGGTTAACGTTGTAATTAGAAAGGTTTCTCTATTGCTAAACAGATTTCACCCCTTTCTATTATTAGTCTTTTCATATCTGAAAAACTTATATAGGCATGTCCTGAAACTCCCCAAGCTTTCCCCCAACTATTTTTAATTCTAAATTGTTTTGTGATGGTGTTCACTCCATTAATAACATAAGCGTGTCCTCCCGCAATATGTCCACTTAAACGAATTAAACCATTTTTATTAGGAAAAAACATATTATAATACCAATTGGTTCCAACAACGACTGGTCCAACATTTAACACAGTATTAATTAGTGTGTTAATATCAAACGCCCATAAGTATGATGATATTTTACCTGAACTCATTAGATATTTTGCACCACCTCTAACAGACGTACCGTTATACCTTTCACCCGGCCATTCATCAACCTTTTGAGCTTCACGATAAATCAACGATGGTTGGATTATTGGTAAAGCTCCTCTATGAGTTATTGGCCCATCACAAATCCAATGTGCCCAAGCATAACCAACACATTGCGGTGTGTTGCCTTGATTACCCCACCAAACATTACCATCCCATTCTTTTTTAGTTATAGTTGTTTTAGGTATTGTTAATTTATCTTGAATTAAATATTTGTTATCTCTTTTGTCCTCAATAAATATTCTACCTAATTTTTGCTCATTAAATAAAGTTAGATTATTTGGGTCACAATCACAATTGATATCAACAACTGTTACAGTTCCTCCACCATTAAGTTTAATTACATTGATAGCACATTTATAAGTTATGGTAACATATAATGGTACATCAATAACTTCAACAGTATTATCACAATATAAAATTTGATACGTTGAACCAGTTCCAGGTCCAAATCCACTATATAATTGGAATGTTTTGCAACAAGGTGAACAATCTCCAATACCGGTAGTCGTAAGAAAAAGTGGACCCTCACTACCACTACCGCCACCATATAGACAACTACCTATAAGACTTGGTAGTGCCACCCATTGAGCCATTGACCCAATTGGTGTTGGACTATTTATAGGAAGATATGCGAGTGGGTCAGGTAATGGATAATATGTGGTCATATCCTCTAAAATCCAATAATTATTTATATTATCCCAAGAAATCCTCATTAATAAGGTGGGGGGTGCGAGAGCAAAATAAGTAAAATAATATGATGATTTACCATTAATCTGAGGTGAAGGATTTATATTTGATGGTAATACAATTGTACCACTACAAGTCGTTCCTTCATCAATAAAACGAATACACTCTCCAGGTGTATAAACCGTAGGCGTAGGCGTAGGTGTTGGTGTTGAAGTTGGTGTTGAAGTTGGGGGCCAGCTTACCGATGGTTGTTTTGTTGGTGTAGGCGTTGGCGAATATGTGGTTGTAGTTGTTGTTGGTGAATATGTGGTTGTAGTTGTTGTTGGTGAATATGTGGTTGTAGTTGTTGTTGTTAAATTTGAGGTTGTAGTTGTTGTTGTTAAATTTGCCGTGGTGGTTGTTGTGGTTGTCTCATCGGATATTTTGTAGGTAAAGTCGTTAGGTAAACAAACCGATGTTGAGCAGTCAGGACAATCAGGATTAAACATTCTGAAAATATTTTTTAATAAATTAAAGTTGTGTTTTACCTCAGGTGCCGATAATGGGGTAACATACATTCTAAATTGTGAAATAGCACCATCAAAAGTTCCCGCAAAATTTTGCTCAATTAATATATTAGTTTTTAATCCACTAAATGTTGTTCCTGATAAATCATTAATTGGGAAATTTTCAGGGTCTTGTATATATGGTCCGTAAGGTTGTGTTATTGATGAAAAAGTTAAATTTTCTCTAAGTCCTTGAGTACCCCCACCCCACGATATATTAAACGGAACCCCAACTTGTTTTTCTTTGTCAGTATCTAATCCTCTTGGGATGATTTCCTCAAAATTTTCTATAGTATGGAATAACTTACCATTAACATAAATTTTAAGTCTTCCGTTTCTGTATAATTTATCAATTAACCATTTTTCATTTAACCTGACCAGTTCGATTTGTTCTGATGGTTTACAGTCAATTTGTGTGTATGGTACAGTTATTAATGACGATGCATTATTGGCTAGTGACTCTAAATAAAGTTTTTCAGTTATATCACCAAGTCCTCCTCGATACCATAAATCGCAAGTATCTAACCATGTATATCTTTCCCATACCGCGTCTACTTGGAACCAATGTTCCTCATCTAACCACGCAGGATTCTCTAATAAACATGTAGGGTAAATTGGCGGCGTACAATAATCAACAATAGTGTGTCCTGTAGTGTAAGTAATTCCACTTGTTTCACAAGAGCCTGTAGTAACACAATCTCCTGTAAATTTTAACATTCTAACACCAATACCAGGGTTTTTTGGGTCGCCACATAATCTAAAAGATAACGCGTTTGACATAGAATCATATATTGGGTTTGTCTCACAAGTATTTTCAATTGATGTAAATCCTGTATTACAATTATAACAAGTCGTGGTTGGTGTACAAACATCACATGATGGAGAGCAAACAGGTGGTAGTTCACAATCAGGTATTGGGGTTGGCGTTGGTGAAGGTGTTGGGGTTGGTTCAATAACCGTACTACATACGTGTGTTTGACACTCCCATCCACAAGTTTCGCATGGGTCTAAATTACAATCACAACCACACGTAATTTTTTTTTGTGGGTCTCCCTTACAACTACCACAACCATAATTAACGTGAGGGTCATGGATATTATTCACTGACCTAGGTGGATAAACAAAAATACATCTACTATCCGTAATTGTTCTATTACAACATGCACATGTTTGTAGTTCAGTTAAACCTGATGTAACTCTATTATAACCTGAAAAACATAATGGACTACCACTTGCATGGTGATAAAATTTATTTTCAGCTCTAGTCCCAAAATAAAAAAAAGTATTTTTATTATTTGGATAAATTTCATTAAGAGTTGTTTCATTTGGTAATGGAGTGTGTTCGTTGAATAATCTTGGTTTTAATACCATCTCAACCGACCACCCTTTATTCATTCTTTCAGGGAAAACTTCATAATCAAACCCAAATAACTTATAAAATCCTTGATAAAACCCACCGTATAATTCGTGGTACCTACCTTCAAAAGGGCTTGATTTACTAACAACTTCGTATAACACGGTTTTATTGAATCCTGAAAATCTTACATTAGGTGACATAGTGTGACCTGTAACTTGGTGTAACTTAAGTCTTCGGTCATAGTACATTCTATTAAATTTCAAATAATCAGAGTATAATCCTTTAGTAAATGTTATCGTTTCACCGGTCATTTGGTCGACTAATCCATTATCAATACCTGTTAACCCAATATCACATGATGTTGATGATGAATAACAAGTTAAATCTTCATTATTTGGGTTGTAATAATTTTGAGATACAAAAATATTATTATTATTGTATTGTTTATACAAAAGTGTTTGATTTTGAACACTTAAAGGATTGTTAATGTCAAAATAAATTGGGAGTCTGTCTCCATATGTTTGAGCAATCAAATATGGTGAAAAAACAACTTCTTGATTGTAGTCTTGTTCATCTGAGGTCAAAGACATATCACTAGAGTCTAAATTAAGTTTTAGAGACCAATTTGGACGATAATACTGATTTATATTTTGACTTGCCATCTTTTTTATGATAAATACTCCAAATCGAAGTATTTATTGAAAAATATGTTATGATAAATTTTAACAAAGAATACTACAGTAATAATTATTACTTCTTTCTAAAAGATAGGGGTAACCAAATCTCCTTATACTATTCTATTGCTAACACTTTAAGTGAATCTAGAAAAAAAGACAAAAAAATAGACTTCGATAAAAAAGATGCAAAAAAAGTTAAAGATGTTGTATATAATGTTTTAAACTCAAAAGAAAAACAAACAACAAAAGATATTGAGGATAAATTAAAAGATGTAAAAAAATCTTCAGGTGAGATTGGAGAGTTAGTTGATTCTGATGGAACAATGTTAAGTTCAAAAATTCCTTTAATAAATTTAACCCTTTCACCAAGAAAAACAATGGACCAGACTGTTGTTATGGCTAGAACAACTAATGACCCTGTAACAAGAGGTTACCGTGTTTATTATGGTGAGAGTGAAGACAAAAAAGAAAATATTGTTTCGGAAGTTGATTATTCAGAAGCCTTTGGGTATGTTGAGACCGAAGGAAAAGATTTTAGACAAACGGTAAATATATTGAAAAAAATGGGTGTTGAAAATCCGGTACAAAGAGCGAAAGAATTTGGTAAATTACCTAAAGCTAAAAAAGTTAATGGCAAATTAAAACAAAGACTTTCTGAAAAAGATAGTATTGAAGAACAACAAAAAGAAAAAATGATTAAAATGGTTGAGGATATCTTAACTAAGAAATCTAAAGATAGTTCAGACGTTGTAAAACGTGATGAAAGCGTTAGTAAGATATTAGTTAAAAATTTACAATCAATTAAAAAATTAGCGGATAAAGAAGGTATCAGTATTTCTAAATTAATTAACATATTAAAATCAAATGAATAAGGACTTATACGGAAATAAATTTTCCCTACCTGAGGAGGTTGTAAGTTATTTACAACAGTGCCATGATGCCGCAGGAGGTGCTGACGAAAGTGTTGAGGGTTATAAGAGAAACAAAGAACTAAGAGATAGTCGTGAGGTTACATATCAACAATTAAAACGAATGAAAAATTGGTTTGATAAGTTTGAGGGTGATGAAAATGATTTATCTTATATATTGAATGGTGGCCATTATGTTAAGAATTGGGTTCACAATACTTTAACTTCAATGAGAGATAATGTATACAATACTAAAAAGAATAAATCTGAGGTTTTGCCTAATCAATTTATTCAGCCACATGAAAAGAATGACATGACAACAATTAATAGACCAAGTAAAAGTCATAAAGCAACTGTTGATAAATATGATACCGCTATTATGGAGAATCTAATCAGAATAAACAATTTAATTAAAAAAATAATATAATATGGCGACAATAGACCCAATTGTGTTTGAACAACCTAAAAATGACTTGTCATCAATCGCTGACATGGAAAGAGCAAAGTTATTCCCAAAGAATGATTATAAACCAACAAATCAATATTCGGCAGTTAATCCTGACGCTATCGCTGATGGCGATGCTCAAGGTAAAGGTACTGGAGGATTTTTAGATGTTTATAATCAAGGTGCGGGAGCAATTCAAGACATCTTAGAACGAAAGGCTGAGATAGTTATTAATGAATTTAAACCTAACTCACCATACACTACACCAAGTGCGTAATGAAACTTTACAATACAGTTAAATCCCTTATTTTAGAAGTAGCATCGATTGATTCAATCGTTGATGCTATAAAAAAAAGAGATAAGATAGTAATTTACTATGATGGTGATGAACCAGGTGGTAGAGGGTTAAGAGAAATTGAACCTGTTTGTCTTGGGTATAGTAAGTCAGATAATCCTGTTTTAAGAGCTTGGGATAATGAAGGGTCTTCTCATACCGCATATAAGGGAGAACAACCTTTACCAGGGTGGAGATTATTCAGAGTTGATAAAATATTATCATTTAAACCAACGGGAGAAAAATTTGAATCGTCTAAACCAGGGTATAATCCATCAGGAGACAAAAGCATGAATAGAATTATTATTAACGCAGTGTTTAATTAACAACCTCCAATAATATAAGATATGACAAACGAAAACGACTTAATAGAAAAATTAATGATATCTAAAGCTATTATGGATAAGCATAATAACACCCCAAGGTCGGGTAATAATTTAAATATGACAAGTCCAACGGTAGAAAATTATGAAGCTCCACAAGCTAAATATAATTTACCACAAGAATTTATGCAGGAATCAGTTACTCAATCATCCCCATCACATCAACAACCAATAACTAAAGATAGAGTAATGTCTTCTAAATTACCTGATGAGATTAAAAGATTAATGATAGAACACCCCATCAATCAACCAAACTCAATGGCGGGGCCGTCATTATCTAATGATTTGATTGATAAAGCGTCTAGATTAATGAATCTTGATGCTAAAGGAAGTCCAAAAGGCCATCAACCAAATAGAATGGTAGAACAATCAATACCAACTCAAGATTTATCAACTTTAAAAGAATTATTAAGAGAGGTTGTTGAAGAAGTGCTACAAGAAAATGGATTAATTGCCGAATCCACCCAAAAATCAAATGAAATATTTTCCTTTAAGGTAGGTAAACATATATTTGAGGGTAAGGTTACTAAGATAAAAAAAATACCTTAAAGAGAAGTTTACATTAAATAAAAAACCCCCTCATAACTATGTGGGGTTTTTTTATTTTAATACGGTTGATATTTCTTTAATTTCTTATTATATTTTTTAGAGAATTTTATAATATGAAAGAAAAAATTAATGTTTTAGTACTACCAAGTGATAAAAGTGGTGTTGGGAAATTTCGCTCGGTCGACCCCCACGTACACTTACAAAATCTATATCCCGATGACTTTCACGTAGACATTGACTACGAACCAAGAATTGGTGACCCGAGTTATTGGAGTAAATACCAAATTGTACACGTACATAGAAATATTGGAAGTAACTACGATAATACACCTAATATTATTAGAAATTTAAAATCAATTGGGGTTATTGTCATTGTTGATATTGATGATTATTGGTTACCGACAAAAGAACATCCTATTCATCAAATAATTGTACAACAAAAAATTAACGAAAAAATTGTTGCAAATTTAAAAGAAGCCGATTATGTTATGACAACAACGGATATTTTTGCAAATGAAATTATAAAATTTAATAAGAACGTTGTTGTATTCCCTAACGCAATTAACCCAAAAGAACCTCAATTTAATCAACCGACTGTCAAATCAGATAGAATCAGAGTTGGGTGGTTAGGTGGTTCATCTCACTTACATGACTTAATGTTATTACAAGGTTTTACACAAAAAAACGGTTCTGAAATTAATAACAAAATTCAATATGTTATTTGTGGTTTTGACACTAGAGGTAGTGTTACTGAAATTAATCCGCAAACAGGTGAACAAAAACGTAGAGATATTTTACCTCATGAAACTGTATGGTCAAAATATGAAGAAATTTTTACAAACAACTATAATTTAGTGGATGAAGATTATAAAAAATTTTTAATAGAATATAAAGAAGGTGATTATGTTTCTAACAAAGAATTACCTTATGTTAGAGTATGGACTAAACCTGTAACATCTTACGCAATGAATTATTCAAAGCTTGATATTTCTTTATCACCAATTAAAAATCACATCTTTAATAGAATGAAATCCCAATTAAAAGTTATTGAGGCAGGATTTTATAAGAAAGCGTTAATTGCTTCAGAAATTGGTCCTTATACAATTGACTTGAAACATTGTTTAAAAAATGGTAATTTTGTTGATGGTAACGCAATGTTAGTTCCTGAACATAGAAATCATAGTGATTGGTCTAAACATATTAAAAAGTTAATCCAAAACCCTAATTTAATTACTGATATGGGGGAAAGATTATATGAAACAGTTAAAGACAAATACGATTTAAATAACGTAACTAAAGATAGAGCAGAATTTTATAAATCATTAATTAAATAAATAATATGTATAATAAAAAAGGTAAAGTTGGGTTCACCGCAGGTAATTTTGATTTACTACACCCAGGTTATATTTACACTTTTGAAGCGGCAAAAGAACATTGTGATTACTTTATGGTTTTTTTACAAAGAGACCCGTCCGAAACAAGATTTACAAAGTATAAACCAGTTGTTCCATTATATGAAAGATATAAAACTTTGATGTCAATAAAGTATGTTGATGACGTTGTAACATATCAAACTGAAGAAGATTTAGTAAAACTAATTGAGTTTTTTAAACCTGATGTTAGAATTTTGGGTGACGATTATATTGGTAAACGATTTACAGGAGACCATCTACCAGTTAATGTCGTTTACACTACAAGGTCTCACAATTGGTCAACAACTAAAATTAAAGATTTAATCACAATACAAACATTAAAACAAAATCCTGAAATAATAAAAAATTTAGATACAAATGATTAAAATACCTATTACTAAAATTTTGTTTCTTGACATAGAAACCGTTGGGATTGAAAAAGACTTTGACACTTGTGTTAAAAATCATCCCGAGATTGCACATCAATTTGATAAGTATTTAGATTGGTTTTTAAAACGATTCCCCGAAGACTCAACTAAGGGAGAAAATGAAGATGAAAGACAAAATATTATATTTTCAACAAGAACCTCATTGGTTCCCGAATTTGCAAAGATTGTATGTGTTAGTGTCGCCTTTGTTATGGATAATGGTGAAGTTAAAAAACAAACCTTTTTTGGTGATGATGAGAAACAATTATTACGTGATTGTCAGAAATTATTGGACCGTTGCGGAAAATTGGATTTCTTTTTGTGTGGTCATAATTTAAAGAATTTTGATATTCCGATGATTGCCAAAAGAATGATTATTAATGGATTACTTCCACCATCAATTCTACCATCATACGATACAAAACCATGGGAAATTAAAGCTATTGACACTAAAGAAATTTGGCAATACGGTGCTTACACTGCAATTGGTTCATTAGACTTAATGTGTGCGTCAATGGATGTTCCATCTTCAAAAGAGGGCGAAATTACTGGTGATAAAGTACACGATTCATATTGGAATCACGGAAAATTAAAAGAAATCTCAGAATACTGCGAACGAGATGTTAACGTATTAATTGAGGTGATAAAAAAATTAAAAGAACTTAAATAATGACAGAAGAATTTGATTTAGATTTTTTAAAGAAAAAAGCGGAAGAGTTAAAATTAATGTTATCAACGCCAGAAAATGATGATATTGACTATAATCAAATACTTGACGAGTTTGGTATTGATGTCAAACAATTAGAAGTTGATATGAAAAACTATAAACCTAAACTGGATTTAGGATTTACGAAACTACATCTTGATGCGGTTACACCAAGTTATAATTACGCAAGTGATTCTGGCTTTGATTTATATTCAGTTGAAGATGTGACAATTGAAGGTCTTGGTAGAGGGTTAGTCCCAACTGGACTATCGTTTGATATTAAAGATGGTTATGAAATCCAAGTTAGGTCTAAAAGTGGATTGGCAATTAATCAAGGTTTAATGTGTTTAAACTCACCAGGAACAGTGGATAATGGATACACAGGTGAAGTAAAAGTGATTATATTCAACACAAATAAAGAACCTTTTACAATTACTAAAGGTATGAAAGTTGCTCAAGCAGTTTTATGCCCCGTAGTTAATGGTGGTTGGGTTTATTTAGATGAAAAAAATGAAGTGGCCAAAAAAGATAGAAACGATAACGGATTTGGTTCTACAGGTATATAATTAATATTATGCACAAAACTGCTGAAGATAACTCAAAAAGATTTTTTACGAATTACATTTATAATAAAAAAGATTCGGGTAAAATATTAGAAATTGGTTCTTATATTGGAGGGTTTAACATCCGTTCATTATCCCCTGAAAATATGGAATATATTGGGGTTGATTTAGGCTCAGGACCTGGTGTTGATGTCGTACTTGAAGACCAATATGTCTTACCTTTTGGAGATAACTCTTTTGATTATGTTATTAGTTCATCTTGTTTTGAACATAGTGAATTTTTTTGGTTGAATTTTTTGGAAATTATGAGGGTTCTGAAACCTTCAGGTCTTTTTTATTTAAACGCACCATCAAACGGGGATTTTCATAGATATCCTGTTGACTGCTGGAGATTTTTTCCTGATAGTGGAAACGCCATGTCTAATTGGGGTAAACGTAATGGGTATAATTGTGAGGTTCTTGAGCTCTACACTAGTGATAAAGAAATGGATATATGGTCGGATTATGTTTCTATTTTTATAAAAGACTCTGAACATATTAATGAACACCCAAATAGAATTCTAAGTAGTTTTAATAACTACACCAATGGTTCTATTTACCCTCATAAAAATTTTACAAATTTAAAAAAATGGTAAATAAAGAAAAAATTAATAAACTATATGTAATGAGAGATGAGCATTACACCAAAGGTTTAATGGATTTAATACAATATCTGAATGAATTTGGGGATACTACTAAAATGAGAATGGTTGAGATTGGTTCGTATGCTGGTGAGTCTACTAAAATATTTGCGAAACATTTTAAAGAAGTTATCTCAATAGACCCATTTCTTAATGATTATGACTTAAATGATATAACTTGTTATCATATGGATTTAAATAAGGTATACGAAGAATTTATATCAAATACTAAAACATTCAGTAATATCCGTTTAATCAAACAAACATCTGATGACGCAATTAATGAATTAATTAATGAAAGTTTTGATTTTATTTATATTGATGGTATTCACACTTATGCCCAAGTAAATAAAGATATTGATAATTATAAACCATTAATTGTTAAAGGTGGTTTTATTGGTGGTCATGATTTTCATCCTGTATGGAGTGGGGTAGTCCAATCAATTAAAGAAAAAGTGGGTGAACCAAATAAAACGTTCCAAGATACTAGTTGGGTAATTAAAATTAATTAACAATGTTTTTAAATATTATTACACCGTGTAGTAGACCTGAGAATCTACATGTAATTAGTGAAACTATTAATATACCAAAAGAAAATTATAGATGGATTGTTGTCTTTGATATGGATGAACTACCAAAAAAGGAATTAATCCCATTAAATTGTGAGCCACATTTATATAGAGAAAAAGGTAGTGTAGTTGGTCATGCCCAACGAAATTATGCTTTAAACATAATTGATGATGGTTATATATACTTTAATGATGATGACACCTCAGTACATCCTGAATTATGGGAAACAATTAAGAATTGTAATTCTGACTTTATTTCATTTATACAATTAAACAAAGATGGAACCACAAGACTTGTTGGTAAAGTAATAGATGTTAGACAGATTGATAGTCACAATTTTATTATTTCAAGAAATACTGTTGGGGTTAGTCAATTTTTTATAAACAAGTATGATGCTGATGGGCATTTTGCAAAAGAATGTTATAACAAATCATTAACTAAAACACACTTTAATAAACCATTATCCATCTATAATTTATTGAGATAACCATATATGATAACAATAATATATTCAACCCATAAAGACGAAACATATAATAACAAATTTAAACAACATTTGTTACAAACTGTTGGGTTAAAAAATGTACAGATATTAGAATTCCAAAACAATAATCAGTATAGTTTGGCTGAGGTATATAACAAAGGTATATCACAATCTATATATGATATTGTTGTTTGTTGTCATAACGACATTAAATTAGAAAAAAATTGGGGTAAGAAACTAGTTAGTGATTTTGAAAATAATCCTGACTATGGAATTATTGGTAAGGCGGGGTCATGTTATTTCCCTGAATCAGGGGTATACTGGGAGGAAATGAGAACAACTATGGTTGGTCATGTTTATCACCACCCTGTAGGTCAAAATAAATGGATTAACAAATATTCTGCAAAAATACCTCAACTGATACCTGTTGTAACTATTGATGGGTTATTTATGTCATTCGACAAAACAAAAATTAAAAACACGTTTGACGAAACGATTGGGAAATTTCACTTTTATGACCATCCGTTTTGTTTAAGTAATTATATTGAAAATGTTAAGATTGGTGTTACGTTTTCTTTTGACATCACACATGAATCTGTAGGACAACCGAATAACGAATTTTTTGAAAGTAAGGTTAAATTTTTAGAGAAATTCTTGTCTATATTACCATTAGATTTAAAACCTAACAGTGTTTACGTTCCTAAAGTAATTGAAAAACCAATTAAAAATATTGGTAAAGTTGCAATTATTATCCCAACAAAAGATAAGTTTGAATTAATCCAAAATTGCGTTGAATCATTTTACGAACATTGTAACCCCACTCTTTTCCATATTTTTATCGCCGACACTGGCTCCTCTGATGATAGTAAAACAAAATTAAAAGAGTTAATTAGTAATAAGAATAACATCACTTTAATTGAATATGATTATTACAATTTTGCAAAAATAAATAATGATGTGGTTACAAACCATATACCTAATGAGTATGAATTTATTTTATTTTGTAATAACGATATTAAAATACTGAATAATGTAATATATAACATGTTAAAGATATTCAAAGACACCAATAAAACTGGAACCGTTGGGTGTCGATTACATTACGAAAATAACACAGTACAACATAATGGGATTACTGTTTTTGTGGACAAATTAAAAAGACTACAAGCAACTCATATTGGGTTACGTACATACTACGGATATTATACAAACATATCCAAGGTAGTAGGTTCAACAGCGGCATTACTAATGATTAGAAAAACAATGTTTGAAAAATGCGGTTATTTTAATGAGGTCTACCAATCTTGTTTTGAAGATGTTGAATTAAATTTAAAATGTCTATCCTTAGGTTTTGAAAATTTAATTGATGGTAATTCAGTTGCTTACCATTATGAAAGCCAAACAAGGGGGGTTCAACAATCAAATGACATAGAATTAAAGAACGACTATCAAAATGGATTAGTGCCGTTTGTTAATAAAAATTATGATAAATTAAAAAAATACATACCAGTACTACAGTAATTTACACAAATGATTAATAATTAAAGTAATGGTATAATGAATTTATCAATATATAACCGATTAAGATACCCAATAACAATTTAACTATGGCTGAACAACGAAAAAGAAAACCAACAATAACCCCCACTCCGGAGACCACCAATAAACCGGTGAGTAAAAAAGACTTAATTAGTCAGATTATTAAAAGAAAAACTAAAGAAAAGTTTTTAAGCGTAAATCAAAAAAAGTATTATGACATTTTAACTAATAGTCAAATTACTATTTGTTCAGGACCTGCTGGTGTTGGTAAAAGTTATATTGCCATGAAAGCTGCGGTGGACTTATTGTCAGACCCAACAACACCTTATGAAAAAATTATTATCGTAAGACCTGCGGTTGAAGCAGAAGAAAAATTAGGGTCACTTCCTGGCAATGTTGAAGAAAAATTAGACCCTTATATTTTCCCATCGTATTATTTATTAAATAAAATTATTGGTAAAGAAGCTAGAGAAAAATTAAAAGAAATTGAGGCAATTGAAGTTTTTGCGTTAGCGTACATGAGAGGTATGAATATTGACAATTCAATTCTATTGTTTGAGGAGGCTCAGAACTCAACTCCAAGTCAAATGAAATTACTATTGACAAGAATTGGGTTTAATTCTAAGTTCTTCCTTTCAGGTGACTTAGAACAATTTGACCGACATAAAGACAAAACTCAAACAGGTTTATGGGACGCACTACAAAAGTTTCAAAATTTAGATGACATCGGAACATTTGAATTCAACCACGAAGATGTTGTTAGAAATCCTTTAATAAGTAAAATCTTAAAAAGATACGAAAACTAAAATTATTATTAACCCAATAAGTATAAATTTAATTTAATTTACTTATTGGGTTTTTTACATATTTTTTTATGTATATGAGAATAGGTATAGAAATTAATGGAGTTCTACGAAACACATTGGATAAAATAGAACAAACCTATCAAAAATATATGATAGATAAAACGGACGGTCTTGAAGATGAGGATTCCTTTAAATATGAGATAAATCTTCCCGTAACAAGTTTGGACCTTAGAAGTCATTTCACCTTTCAATCTGATGATGAATTATTCACATTTCTGTATGAAGAATTCCCAATGGAAGTATTTGGTCATTCACAGTCATCAGAGTATTCAACATTTAACGATTTAAATGAAATATATGTTAACTTAAGGGACAATCACGATTTATTAATTGTTTCCGATGAGATAGGTAAATCAAAACCAGCCTCATTATTCTTCCTATCAAAATTTGGTTGTTTAGTGGAAAAAGTAAAATTTTATAGTAATTCAACAATTAACTCCATGTGGAATGAAATTGATGTTTTACTTACGGCAAATCCTGCATTATTATTAGACCATCCATCAGATAAGATATTAATTAAATATGAAACAATTTATAATAATAATGTTAAGTCGGAACACACAATAAACACAATCAAAGAATTAAAAGATAAATTAAAAACTATTTTATAATGTTAAAAATATTAGGAGAACATTACTATTTGGATTTAGACAAGATTGATGAATACATTCAAATAAATCAAGATTCATTATCGTCTTCTGGCGAAACTGAGAGTACACAAATTAATATAGTAAAATACGAAACAATTAAACTAATGTTAGAAGTGATTATGGATGTCACAGATGAAATTGATGAAACCTTAGCAGGTAAAGGTTCAGAAATATCAATACCATTTAAATTAGCGTTTAACACACTTTTAAATAAAAAATTACTAAACAAATACTAATACCATGAATAAAGAACAAATTTCAAAATTAGAACAGTCAATCCAAAACATGAAAGATAAGAAATCAAGAATCTATCTTTTAGTTCAGGATACTAAGGGTAACGCCAAATCATCAATTGCTTACATCTATAATTTAGGGATGTCATTATTAAATGAAGGGTATAACCCAATCATTTTACATGAGAAACCTGACTACACTGGCGTATCAGGATGGTTAGGGGAATCATACATGACATCATTACCCCATAAATCAATTGAAGGCGAAAACTTAGAAGTTTCACCTGAAGACTTTATTGTTATTCCTGAATTATACGGATTTGTGATGAGTCAAATTTCTAAATTACCTTGTGGTAAAATTGTACTATGTCAAGCTTATGACCACGTATTGGAAACCTTGCAACCAGGACAATCTTGGTCACAATTAGGTTTTTACAAATGTATTACCACATCAGAATCTCAAATGGAGTTTTTAGAAAATTTAATGAAAGGTATTTCTTATGATATTTTAAGACCGTTTATTTCAGAATCATTCACCAAACAAACATTACCCCCAAAACCAATCATTGCGGTTCATTCAAGAGAACAAAGAGATTCCGTTAATTTAATTAAATCTTTCTATATAAAATTCCCACAATATAGATGGGTTACTTTTAGAGATATGAGAGGTTTATCTGAAGAAGAATTTGCCAAAGCATTAAAAGAAAGTTTCTTATCTGTATGGATTGATGACAAAAGTGCTTATGGTACATTCCCATTAGAGTCAATGACTTGTGGAGTTCCTGTCTTAGGTTTAACACCAAACTTACTACCCCCTTGGATGTCAGAGAATAATGGTATTTGGATTAACAATAAGAATCAAATGGTAGATTTTGTTGCGGACTTCCTACAAAATTGGTTAGAGGACAATGTTAACCCTAATTTATATGAGGAAATGATTAAAACTGTTGAGAATTTATCAACAAAAAAAGAATTCGATGAGGTTTCTGTAAAGTTATTTAACGATTACGTTAACACAAGACTTACTTCATTTGAAGAACAATTAACTAAACTAGAAATTATTGAAGAATAATATGGAAAACACACAAAAATTTGACGTATCGGTTATTTTACCAATTAAGTCAGGAAAAGCAAACGGATTTACTGAATACTTTGAAAAATGTATTGAGTCATTAAAAAATCAAAAAGTTGGTATCAATGAATTAATTATCGTTCACACTAACGAAACGTATATTGTTGATTATATCAATCAATTTGATTTTGGAACTTTAAACGTTATTAAAGTTGAGTGGACAAAAGATGCAAACTACGCATCACAAATAAATTACGGTGTAAGGTCCGCAAAATCTAAATGGGTTTCTCTATTTGAGTTTGATGATGAGTATTCGAGCATTTGGTTCAAAAACGTTGAGGTTTACTCTAATGCGTATTCAGAGGTTGACGCGTTCTTACCTATTGTTGTTGATACAGACCAAACAGGTAAATTTGCTGGATTTACTAATGAAGCGACATTTGCGGCAAACTTCACACCTGAAATGGGTATTTTAACTAATGAAACTTTATTAGAATATCAAAATTTTCAAATTTCTGGTATGGTAATTAAAACATCATCGTTTATTGATTTTGGTTTAATTAAATCCTCATTCAAATTAACATTTGGTTACGAATTCTTCTTAAGAATGACACATAATTCAGTTAAATTTATGTCAATACCTAAGATTGGTTATAAACACACTAACCTGAGAGATGGTTCTATTTTTTGGAATTATAAAAATGGCGACGATAGATTAACAGAAGACGAAGTAAGATTTTGGATTGACTCTGCCAAAAAAGAATACTTTTTTATTAATGACAGAGCCATAAAGTATGAACCACAAACAGTTTAATGACAGAAATTATTAATTTAACAGGAGATACAAATGTTGAGTTAAAGAAGAAAGGTAGAAAACCTAAACAATTAAATTATTTTGATGTTCCAGAAGAGTTGGCCGTTGTTAGATTTTTAGAAGCAACAACTTACGAAGAAAGAAATAAAATTTATAACGATTTTTTAAAAAAACCTTTAGATAAGATGATATCTTCAATAATACGAAGATACAAATTATATAGAAAAGACATGGACTTTACGGATATACATGTAGACACTCACTCATTCTTAATGACAAAAATTGAAAAGTTTAAACCCTCTAGGGAGAAAAAAGCTTATTCATATTTTGGTACAATCTGTAAGAACTATCTTATGGGGCAAATCATTAAGGACCAAAAAGAAACTAACCGAAAAATATCATATGAGGATATTTCCACAAGTTTGGAAAATAACCCCAACTTTTCGTACAGTATTGAAAAAGAAGGTATTGACTCAGAAAAAGTAATCAAAAACTTTTTACTTGAGTTAGACAATTTTTTAAAAAATGAAAATTTATCGGATAATGAAGTCAAATTAGGGTATGCCTTACATGACCTTTTTGAGAACTATGAATCTATTTTTATTGGTAATGATAATAATAAATTTAATAAAAATATAATACTACTTTCATTAAGGGAAATGACAAATTTGTCAACCAAAGAAATTAGGGGGTCAATGAAGAAATACAAATCGATGTATTATACTTTAGTGCAAAATATGGTTAAATAAAATTTTATAGTTAATATTTATTGTAATGGGAAGACCGCAAAAAAAAGAAATTAATTTAACTAAGGAGTCAATGTTATCTTTGATGCAAGAAATTTATAATGAACTTGTTGAGCAAAGAAACACGGCTATTAGAATACAAAATAAAATGTTGACAATGATGAAAGAACCTGAGGATATGACTCTAATAGGTCCTGTTATTGAAAAACAACAAAAAATTATTAACGACTGTGTTGAAAAAAAATTAACATTATCTAAACTACAATCTACTATGTGGGAAAAGTCTAACTCCGCAGGAAGTGGTGGTTTCTCAATTACTGATTTAGGTGTGGATGATGATTTATTAGAAAATTTAATACAAAAAGATGCCTCTAAACCTGATGGGTCTTACAAAATGAAAAACTAACTAAAATGGGCTCATTAGATTTAGGGGTTGATTATAAATCCGCACAAAAAAAGATTTCGGCAACAACCTCATACAAAGATTTAAAATCTCAATATGACACCACCTCTAAAACTGCCGGAGAGTCTTTTGATACTGCAAAAGAAAACGTTACAGAATCTTTAGATAAAGTTAAAGAACAAACTAAAAGATTTCAAAAAGAAATCAAAAATCAATTTGAACAATTATTAGACATTAATAACCTTACTGGCGGTAAAGGTGCTAGTACAATTAGTTACGTTAAAAAAACCTTAATTAGAACTATTAAGAATATTGAACCTCAAATCATCGAAATTCTTCAGGAAGAAGCAATAAACGCTGTTGGCTGTGACCAACAACAAACATATGCCGCACAGGTAATCTATGTCAAAGTAAGTTCAATAGATTTAATCAATCTATTAAAGAAAGTACCTGCAAGTAAAGATGGAAAAGTCTTATACGAAAAAAACCCAATTGCAATACAACTTTATCCATTCTCAATGAATAAAGAATTATATGAAAGAATACAAAGTGGTAACCCTTATTCAACCGATAATGGAGCACAATATATTGGTCAATCAGGACAAGCATTATTTGATATTCAATACGTTACTATAAACGCTTTAGGTGAGACAGGACATTGGTTTAAGGTAACTCTTGCAAATAGAATAGGTAGTATTAATAAGGTTGGTACTTTTTTAGCGGATTATTATAGAACAATTAAGGTTGTTGAGTTTACAAATATTATGGCAAATATTATGGAGTCATTAAGTGGGGCGATATCTATTAGTGCTAATGTTGGTGTTGCTCAAGCCGAAGATACTAGTAAATTTATGATGATAATCCAAAGGGTTTTAGGTTTATGTTTTGACAATAAAAAAGAAATTGATGTTAGTGGTATTGCAAAATTGGCGGAATTAGACGATATTGATGAGTCATTTTTTGAATTCACAGATATTGATTTACGTAATATAGACCAAAGAGTTACTAACATTAAAAATGGTGTGGTTGAATTTGAAGATTGTGGTAATGTTAAATTACCGGTTAATTATGATGATATTCTAAATGATTTAGGTACATTAAATTTTATTGAGGATAAGGACTTAGTTGATGCTGCGGATGCGTTAACTCAAACGTTAATTAATAATCCCGAATGGCAAGGATTTGCTATTCAGGGTAATATTAAAGCCGCGGTAGATTTAAACTTCCTTAAATTAATTGTTCAAGGAATTGCCGCCGCTCTACTATCTCCAAAAATATTATTACCAATATTTGTAATGTTAAAGTCAATAGGTCAAACATTTGTTGATGGTGTTAATTCATTTGTTGATTTTATGAAAACCTTTAAAAAGTTTTTTATAAATTTAATATCAAAAATTGGAGCGTTATTTGTTAAAGAACTTTTTTATCTAATTAAAAAAGATATTTTAAATTTAATACAATCAGTAATCCAAGACGTTGCTAGAGAAAAATTAGATAAACGAATTATTATAATTTTAAAATTAATTCAACTTATCATAATTGTTGCTCAGTTTATTTCAGATTGGCGTAAATGTAAAAGTGTTATTGATGAAATTCTGTGGCTGTTAAAAATTGCGGGAACAGGTTGGGGTGGTGATATACCATTACCACTATTGTTTGCCTCCCAATTTGCGGGTGGGTATTCTGAAACTCGAGCATTTATTGGGGCTATTGAGGAAATGCAAAAACTTGGTATTCCAACAGGACCAATGCCTGACGGAAGTCCTAATTTAGATGTTTTAAAAATGTTAGGACAGATGAAAGCTATGGCTTCGGAAGAGGCGGAAAATGGTAAGGTACAAATTGCGGTAGGGGCATTAACAATGACCCCAGCAGGTCTGACAGTTCCTGCGAGTTCTTTTGGTAAAAAAATGTAATTATGACGAAAAAAGAACAATCAGAAAAAGCCATAAAAATAATAAAAGATTACAAATCACACTCAAATAAAGATTTGACTTTTGTTATGGATTTTATTCAAGAAGATTTTAAATTTACCAAAGACGCCGTTATTAAAATGACCGAACATTTAGATAAATTAGAATTAACTTACAATACTATTCTTAAAGAATATCAAAACAGAACTAGTAAATAATGAAAATAGACGAATCTAACATACATCAAATTATATTTCCGGGAATTGTTTATGATAACGAAGACCCGATGATGTTAGGTAGACTTAGAGTCATACCTGAAACTCAAACATATACCGATATTATAGCATCAGTTCCCAATTGGAATGAGGAGATTGATAAATGGACATCAAAAGACCCATTAATCTTCTTACCATTATTACCTTTTTATTTTAGCCAAGTACCAAAAAAAAATGAGTACGTACACATTATATACCAAAATAAAAAATTTAACTTTCAAAACCAATTCTATATTCAAGGTCCGTTTTCATCACCAATGACAACACCTTTTGAATATTACCAAGGTTCTAAGAAATTTTTAGCGTCTGGTGATAGAATTAAACAAGGTATCTCAATTAAAAATAGTGAAGGACAATATCGTAACAAAGATAGTTATGGCGTATTTCCTGAACCAGGCGATAACGCATTATTAGGCCGTGGTTCTGCCGATGTTGTTGTTAAAGAAAATGAGGTTTTAATTAGAGCGGGTAAAACAAAAGTATTAAGTACAACCCAAATACCTGTTGGTAATACCTTGAGGTCATTCTTACAACTTTCAAATTTTACTCAACAAAAACTTTTATTACCTCAAGAAACCCAAACTAGATTAATTGAAAATGTTAAGGTGGTTAAAAAAATAATAATTTGGGATATTGAAAATTTAGAAAATACTCAGAATGTCTTTAATGGGTCTGTTGGTTTATATAATGTAATTCCTAGTCAACGAGTTAATAGTAAAAATTTTAAATCCGATACTATTGTTAATTTAAGCGTTGGTACTGATTATAGTGGTCCTATTGAAGAGGTTAAATTTACCGCCACAAATTTTAACGATTCATTAAGTTTAATTAATAAATTCTGTGATGGAGTTTTTAAAAATTTTATTGACTTACCTAATTATATTGTTAATAATCAATTACGTAATATACCCCAAGACCAAATATTCCCTTTTGTAGTTACACCATCAAAATTAACATATCAAAAAGGTACTAAATTCTCGCCATCACAAGTTGTAAATGATGTTGCGGAATTAACTAATTATGTTAAGTTTTATAGTAAAATTAAATTAAATATGGGATTAATTAATAGTGGGTGGTTTTTAGTTTGGGAAAACAAAAATGGTACTGCTGTTATTGGCCCTCAAGGGGATATTAAGATTGAAAAAGTTACACCATCCGAGTTTGTTCCTTCAGATGTATCCTATGGTATTTTAGGGTCCCAAAAAATTTATTTACTATCACAAGACTCTACAGGACCTAAAGGTAAAATTAGTTTAAGTCAAACTTTATATGGTATACCACAAGATAAATTTGTTGGTGACGAAAGTAGTATTTATAGTAAAACATATCCAACAACAAGGGGGGATGAGTTAATGTCACTACTTAGAAAAATATTTTCATTTGTTACTGGACACGTACATCCTGTTGCCACGGCACCACCTATTCCTGTCGCTGCAGGTAATGGACAAACCGCAGCAGAAATTAATGCAATTCTTGCTGACGCAGAAAATACCATCTTAAATCAAAATATCCGAATTAATTGATATTTATAAGTAAAACACTTAAATGTCAATTAACAACTCCTACTTTAGTAAGAACAATACTATCATATCCAACAGTTTCACCAATACTGGTAGAAACCCAGTTACGGAATTATTTTATGGTTCTACCGCAGTGTCTCAATACCCTAGTGGGTATAGTAGATTCATATTCGATTTAGACCTTTCATTACTATTTCAGAAGATAAATGACGGCACAATTTCAACTTCAACAACTTGTACCGACACAATTGTCCACACTCTAAGAATGGTGAATACCTCAACCTTTGATATTGAGTTATTAAATACCTCAACATCTCAAGGTAGAAAAAGGGCAACATCATTTGATTTAATATTATTTAGAATTCCTTATATCAATAATGACCCACTAACCCCACAAATTTGGGATGAGGGTGTTGGTTATGATTTTGCCGACTTAATCTACGATTATAGTGACTTTGATAAGAACTTCTCTGATAGACCATCAAATTGGTTTCAAACAACAACCATTGGGGTTTGGACAGAACCAGGAATATATGACAACACAAATACCGCAACAGGTACGGGGGTCAATTATTCGGCAATAACTATTGTTGACGTACAACACTTTGAGTTTGGTAATGAGAATGTTAGTTTTGATATGACTAGTGAAATAAATTCAATTATTAACGGTTCATTAACTAATGTAACCGGATGGGGAATCGCTTACAAACCTCAGGTTGAAAACTTATCGGGACTTACTGATACCTATGAAACTCAATTTTTTACAAGACATACTCAAACATTTTACGAACCGTTTTTAGAAACAAACTATAACGACCTTATTGAAGACGATAGAAATTTATTCTCTTTAGGTAAGACAAATAAACTTTATTTGTACTTGTTTGATAATGGTAACCCAATCAATTTAGACAACAATCCAAATGTTACTATTATGGATTCTTCGGGGACTGAAATTGCCGGATTAACAGGATTAACTACCTGCCAAAGAACTAAAGGTGTTTATGAAGTTATTATACCACCACTTATTGGGTATCAAACACCATGTATGTTTACCGATAAATGGTATAACTTAAATTACAATGGTTTCCCATTACCTCAATCATTTAATGAATTCACAATACAACCATTAAAAAATTCAATTCAAATTGGTACTAATTCTGTCGACCCAAAATTATATGGATTTGATTTTTATGGTATCAAACAAGATGAAAAAATATATAATACCGACATTAGAAAAGTTGGTGTTATCATAAAACAAGCTTACACAACTCAAAAACTTTTACAAAATGTTAGTGCTTATTATAGAGTCTATGTTAGAGAAGGTCAGACAGAAGTTGAGGTTCAAGATTGGACTAAAATTAATAGAACACCAAACGAATACTATTTTATATTTGATACTAGAGATAAAATCCCTAACGAGTATTACATAGATATTAAGGTGGATAGTAGCGGAGAGATAAATACATACAAACGACAAGTTAAATTTCAAATCGTTAATATGAAGTATTTAGATTAATAAGATATTTATAATAAAAACAAAATGTTAAATAAGATAAAATTATTAAATTTTACATTATAACCTATAGAAATTAAAAAAAAAATAAAGATATGCCAAATTATATTATAAATGAATGTATAACTAATGATGTATACATTCTTTCTGCATCAACGTTAACTTTGGGGGCCACAGTAGAGTTCGATATTAGCGAGGCTCGATTTTGTGGTACTGTTGGGGCAGTAACAGGAAGCTCGGAAACTCTAAATATATCCTTTGTTCAATTACACGACGATTGTTGTGCGTGTTTAAGTGGTCTTACAGAGTCTTTAAATTTTAGTTTTATACGATGTGGTACAGAAGAACAAATTAATATAGAAGCAACTAACTTTTGTAGTTACTTTGGTGCTCCTACAACAGGTGTTACTTATGAAATACAATTTGGTCGTGAAACACCATTTTGCGTAACTTTTGATGGGTTAACTAATTCGGGTGAAACAAATTATTATTACGTTTCAGGACCCTTTTTAGATTGTGAAGATTGTGTATCACCACCGCCAATAAGTGCCAACACTGAATCCACTATATGTCAAGAAGTATGTGACAATTCGGTAATTACAATAATTCCACTACATCCAACCTATATAAATAGTGCGGGCCAAGAAGTAGTTCAAATGAACGCGGTTCTTATCGGTGGTAACGGATTAAATAGTTAATATGAAACAGATAGTTAAACTTAATGAAACACACTTAACTAAACTTATTAAAAAAGTATTAAGTGAACAAGAATCTCAAAGATACATGTTTTTTAGTAATTTAGAACAAATGAGAAGACAATGTGATTTGTTATTAGATTTAGACCATGATATGGTTGAGTCTATTTTAGAAAATGGACATGACTGGGCTCAAGACCATATTGCAGAATCTAAAAATAACTTAGACCAAGTATTTGATTTCTTAATGAATGAAACCAAAAAAGACGGTATGGAATTATCTATGTCTATTGATGATAAAGATATGGCCATGATGGAGGGTCGTAAAAAAACAGGTACACCCCTTTGTGCAAGAGGTATTGCATCTGCAAAGGCTACATATGACGTATATCCAAGTGCTTATGCTAATGGTCACGCTATTCAAGTATGTAAAGGAAAAATGAAAGGTCTTGATGGTGAAACACATTGTTCGGGAGCTTATTGTTAAAAAAAAATATATAATTAATTTTTTTATTTAAATAATATCATTATATTTGTAAATAAATACTAATATAAGATTATGAAACAAATTATTCACAAATTAAAACGATTAATCCAAAAACAATATATTAAATTCTATCGGTCTTCAACCCCAAAAATTACTACATACGAAAAAGATTGTGTTTCTATTTGTGAAAAATTAATAAAAAAAAATGAAACTGTTTTATTGTTAACCCCAATCTCAAACAAACGTTATATTAAAAACGAAGAAGACCAAATTTTCGTAATTTTAGAAAATTATAGCGTAAAAATAATCAACCACGTTTATTCGTACACTGTAATATTAGGAGATAATTCGTGGAATTCTGTAGTTACTTTATTTGATTCAGAAGTTGAGTCAAGACGTAATAAATTTGAAAAAGAAATTACTTCTAATATCAAATATTCTATTAAAAAAATTTTAGAAAAAATATAACAAAAACCTAATAAACTAAATCATATGAAAAAATTATTTATCGCACTAGCATTGTTCACTTCTTGTAATTTGTTTTCACAAACAATTACAAATACGGTTAATCCAAAAACTGATACATTAGTTTATATTGGTTATGACATCAATCAGTTTAGTGCAGAATATGCTCAAGAAATGGCCACTTGGTCTAATGAAAAAATTGATTGGTTTAATAAAACTTTTTGTTACACACGAGGAAACTTTACAATCCCCGACAAACCTATCCAACCTTACCAAAAAGAAGATTAAAGTTTATTTAGGTAATCGGCCCACTCTTTCTCTGTACCAGCGTCAATTGAACAGAAATGATTAACGCTAATTCTATTACTAATCAAATAAATTTTTTGATTCGGGTTCGCCATTTTACTTTTTTCTAAGAAATCTTTATTCATCTTAGCCGCAGGAACAACATCTAAGATTACTGTGGAAGGTTCATATGATTCTCTTGGTATGGTTGGGGATGGTGTTAAAAATATTCTTTTAAGTCCACCACCATTTAATCCTCCGTACATATCTTCTTCAGAATCTAAAGTTAACCCACTTTCTCTAAATGAATTGTTTTTACTTTGACAAAAAAGATTAAGTACCTTTCCTTTAGGTGCGGTTTGTTCTGTTAAAACTCGTTTAACAATTTTTATTAAATCGTTTTCGTTAAGTTTAATTACTTTTTTTTCACCAACAACCACAGTATCTTTTTTTATTTCAATCCATTCTTTTAATGTTGTGATTGGCACAATACTTTTTTTACCACCAGGAGTTTGATTAATATTATTCCCATCTTCATCACTAAATGTTGACATAGGGTTATTTTTAATATAGTTAGAAATCTTTTTTACTTTATTCTCCATCTTTTTAATTTTTTTTTTAGGTGTACTCATCTTACCGCCATAACTATCGTATTCCAACTCAGCATCAATATACTTTGATACGGGTGTTGTAAATGGTTGTAATGACTCTTTACTAAATTCCCTAACACCAGGTTGCAAAGGAGAAACATAGGACCCTCTACCACCACTACTATCAGAAGTTGCCTCAAGCAATATTTTCTTTATTAATTGATTTAGCATAGAATTTTTAATATACTTATAAATACATCAAAAAAAGATATTATTACAATGGAAGAACAACAATTATTTGGAAAACTATTCGACACAATACCACTACTAACTGAAGACCATTTAGATGTGTTACTACAGTCTATGGATAAAGACAACGCATCATACATATTAATACAGGCAGTTAAGAAAGCGTACCACGATGGTGTGTATTCTTTAGGTGAGTCTGAAGTTGTGTCAAGGGCAATTAGAGTTATGTCAAAACAAGTAATTAAAGACGAAACAAAAGATTAAGCATCAGTTGATGGGTCACCACCCCCTGATGTCTGTGACGACGAATTATTTGTTTTTGCCACAACAGGTGCTCCAACAGGTGCTCCAACAGGTGCTCCAACAGGTGCTCCAACAGGTGCAACATTTGTTGTTACCCCTAAAGCAGCAATTATCGCAGCAATAGTTTTAGGACCTATTTTACCATCAACCACCAACCCTGATTGTTTATTAGTATTTAACCAAGTTTGAATATCTTTAGCCGAGTAGTTTGTTTTACCAGGAGTCGCAGGTGTTAATGCAGATTTATCTTGCGGATTTTTCGCTTGTAAATAATCAGGAGCACCATCACCATCTGAATCAGCATTAAATCCAGAAAGACCTGGACCTGCGGGTGTACCAGGAGTCGCAGTTGTTGCCGTAGTAGGGACAGGGATTTCCCCATCTTCATATGGACCCGCCTCTGAAATAATTTTTTTAATAGTTTTTTCTCTAATACTTTCATGTAAATTTAAAATCCTATTTCTTTCTTCAGTATTTAAATTAAATCTATTCATAATATTTCTTTATTAATAAATATCTCAAAATTTTTAATTATACAGTAATTGGTGTTTAAATAACTTATTAATATTTTTTTATAACATAAAAAAAAGAAACAATTTCTTGTATCCTTTATCCTATTCCGTTTTATTTGATTTACGAATATTCTCAATACCCCACATTGGTTGTAGGTTATCTAAGGACCAACATCTCATAAACTCTTCATCACCCATTTCAGAGATATTAAAATAAGTTATAGGTAATTTATGGTCAACATGCCATTCACCATAATTGTCCCACGTCATTGTCTCCTTGAATTGTAATTCTAAATGTGATATTAATTGTTCAGGAGTGTATTGTAATATGTCAAAGTAATGTCCGTATTTATCCACATTACTTTCTTTTAATACGGTGTAGATAGCAGTTCTGAAATTACTGATTAGTTTATAGAGGGGGTCTCTCGCTTTACGATTTCTTTCGTAATCACGTTTTATTTGACGAATTTTATCAACATTATTTTCTCGGTATTCTTTAAGATATTTAGTTAAATGTTCTTTATTTTGTTCTGCCCATTTTTTGTGATTTTTCTTTAGACGTTCTTTTGTTTCAGGTTTAGAAAAATATTTCTTTGTTGCAACTTCTCTACCGCCAATAAATCGTCTTCCTGACGGTCCCATAATAATACCATTTTCTTTTAATATTCTTAAAATTGTTGGTTTACTTATGCCTATTTTTTCTGAAATTGTTTGAGAACCTAAAAGTTCTTCATTATACATTTTAAGTATTCTATTTAATTCTTCTTCTGTAGGTATAAATTTTTTCATATAATATAAATATATAATTATTATACCAAAAAATCAAGTGTTATATATTAAACATAAAAAAAGGGACAATAAATTGTCCCTTTAGTCTTATTCTTTAAGATTTTGATTATCTCAATTCTCTTAAATCGAATGTACGAACACCATCAACAGTAATACGTCCATAAAAACGGTTGTTGACCATCTTTTTTGCGTATCTCGTCATTATTCCTTTTATCGGAGTAAAGTTGAACGGATTGTACATTGTAGGTGTTAATTGTAGAGGTACATACGGTGCGTAGATGTAACCTGTGTCTAACAATGATGTTCCTTTGTGTCCTACTAACACTGTGTTAGCTGGGAAGTAAGGGTCACGGTAAACTTGGTAACGTCCTGCAAGAGTACCAACTCTTTCAATACCCATGTTATACTGGTCTTGCTCAGGAGATGCGTTAGATACGTGGAAGTACTCTAAATCATCAAAAATAGCTGAAATCTCAGAAGAAACTACAATCCAGTTAGCTCCACCTCTTAATGTAGATTTGTGGATTTGTGCTGACAATTGGTTAATTGCAGTAATTAATGTTTGATTCCAATCTTTTTGAGTATAAGATGTAGTTTGAGAAATTCTTCTCCATCCGTTGTAATCCCAACGTAAGTTCCATGCTGCTCCTTTACGTAAATCTCTTAAGATTTCACGGTCAATTTCAGCCGCAACTTGTTCAGACAATAAAGCTGTTAATTCAGCTTCAGCATCGATGTTGTGGAATGCAGCAACGTCTTGAGCTAACTCAGGAGACCATTGTGCTCTTAATTTTCTTTCTGTAACAGATACAGTAACTGAATCTAAGTCGAAAGAAACCTCACCTATTTTGTCTTCAAATTCTAATTCTTCGTAACGTCTGAACGCTGCGTAGAATGATGTTCCTGAAGCCGCTTCAGTAATAGTAGTACCTGTGTAACCATCTAAAGATGTTGAATCACAATCAGCACATACTGGACAAGATAAATCAACTTCTAAGTAGATACATCCGTTAGCATCACATACGTTTTTAAACGAACCACCGTTACCAGTTGATGCCCAAGTAGTTTGAGTAGTGCTACCGTAAGAAACGATACCTTTACCATATTGTTGAGTAACAACTCTGAACAATAAAGCTCCTGTTGATACTGGACATGGTGTTGTTGCAGAAACATCTAAACCTGCACCTGTGAAGATAATTAAATCAGATAAGAAAGATTCTGTATCCATTTCATTACCATCAGGTCCGATTAATTTACCTGCTCCTGTGTCAGCAAAACCACACATTTTAACGATAACTTTTCTTGTGTTACCTGAAGGGATAGTTGCAGCACCTGCAGTATCACCTGAAATATTAGCATCAACTAATAAACCGTTAGTCCATTTTTGGATTGAGGTTGTAGCAGTGATTGCTGACCAACGACCTTTTGAATAATCGAATAAACCTGCTGGGTCTAAACCTGGTTCAGTTCCTTCGTAGAATAAGTCATAAAGGTTTTTACTTACCGCTCCAGCTCCTGTGTAACCTGCATTTTGAGATGTTGGTCCGTTTGGTGCTCCTAGTGGTGCGTAGTGGTCTCCTGAAGATACATCACTCCATTGAGTGTTAGTACCACCTGAATAACCTTGAATTTTAGGTACAAAGTAGAATAATTTACCGATTGGTAAGTTCATAGCTTGTACTGATACGATGTCATTCGCTAATAATTTAGAAAATACACGTCTTACGATAGGGAATACAACAGTTTCAAATGAACCTGAAGACCCGTCAGACGTTGCTTCGTTAATTAAGAAAGACGCTTGGTTCTCATATAATTGAGCTACGTTTTCTTTTAGGTGACCTTTAAGGCCTTCTAGGAATCCTAATTTATCCCATTTGTTAATTGTATCTTCTTTGATAACTTTAAGGTGTTTTAACCCGATGTTACCAACAAGACCTGATTCTAATAATGCTCCCATTTTTTTGGTTTTTTATTTTTTTTTTAGTTTATTTTATTTTATTTTAATTTTGACATTAAATCTTTCATTCTTAAGAACTGAGGATTTTCATATGTTTTAGACTCAATCAAATTAGCCGATGACCCTGTCGATGGAGAACTTTGAATAGTTCTTTCAATTGACTCATTCATTGGTTGATTTGTCTTAGACGAAAGGTTATCTTTTAATGTCTTATACAAGTTTTTAGATTCTTTAATAGTTTCAACACTATCAAAACGTCTTAAGATATTAATCTTTTCTTGTTTTGATGTTGAATGTTCTGTGAACAAACGTGTAGCGTATGCTAAGTTTGAGTTGAACACTGCAACTTCGTTTAATTTATTTCTAAAAATGTTAAGTGCTTTTCTGTACTCTTCATTTTTTTCTCTAAGAACTTGTAATTCTCTGTTATCAATACTTTCTTTTTGGATTGCCGTGTTAAATTTTGAATGAGCTCTTGGTTTTGGTAAACCGCCAGTTCTAAAATTAGAACCACTTCCTAAAGTTCTTGATGCTTCTTTGGTTTCAACCTTTTTAACAGTTTTCATATCACCGTCAAGATTTTCACCCTCTTTATATTCAAATTTTGCTTTACCAGTACCCATGGTTTTATTAACTGTTCTTTTTACAGTTTTAAAACCACCTTCTTGGTTAGGTTTGTTTGAATATATTTTTTTCTTATTTGGATTTCCAATTCCGACACCTTTAGGTTTGATTGACATTTTCTTAGATTCCATTACAGGTTCATCATCGTCGTATAGACCCATGTCTTCTTCGCCTTCTTGTTCGTCAAATTCAATTTCATAAACAATTTCTTCACTGTCCATTTCTTCTTCTTCTTCGTCAAATTCTATTTCATAAACAATTTCTTCACTGTCCATTTTAGGTTCGTCCATTCCAAAATCCATTTCTTCTTCTTCGTTAGTGTTAAATACTTTATCGATGATGCTATTAATGTCGTCTTCGTCTTCGTCTTCGTCTTCCATGCCAAAATCTGACATATCATCCATTTCGAACATTTCTGTTTCATCAACGTATTCGTCACCTTCTCCGACAATCATATACTCTTTTTCAGAATCTTTAAGATTGATATTACCTGAATTATCTTTGGTAACCACGATATTATCTTCAGGACCCATTAAGCTGAATACACGTAAGATTTCATCCTCGTCATCAACGTCAGTAAGGTCAATAGTTTCGTCGTCATCCATAGAATCTTCATCATCCATAGAATCTTCATCATCCATATCTAAATTATCCATATCCAAGTCCAACCCTTCTTCGTCAGACATATCGTCTTCCATTTCAGGTTCGTCCATTTCAATGTCTGTTTCAATCTCATCTTCTTGTTCAGTCAGAGACTCTTTTACTAGTTCTTTGATTTCTTGCTTCATAGTTGAAGCAAGTATTCCTTTTGCATTTTCAGCAACTGCATCCTCTAAATTTTTCATTTGGATGATTGCTTCTTCAACTAAAGATTTTTCTTTTGCCATTTGTATGTTTTTAATTTACTATATAAATATCCCCAATGTTAAAAAAGTTTTAATTAAACTAATTTAATAATTGGTTTTTAATTTATTATAAATAGTGCCATTTTTAAAAAAAAACAAAAAAGGGGACTAATGCCCCCTTTTTATTATTATCGAAATGTGAAAATTTTATTCTATCACCTCATCAATTTTACTTTCAACAATTGCGGTTAATCTCCAATCCTGTGTGTAGTTTTCGTAAACTTTAGTTACTTTGGCCTCAACATCAGTAGGGTTATAACCTTTTACTAATTTTTCTTCTCTTAATTTTTTAAGTTTTCCCGATTTTTCATCAATCATATCGGTTGTGATTTTTGCAATAAAATACTTTTCGT